TGGGCCGGTCGGCCTGGCCGCCCTGGTGGCCGGTACGGCAGCGGGTTTCCTGCTGTTCAGCTCCAACGCCGAGGCGGCCAACGCGGCGGCCGTCGACCTCAAGCGGCCCATTGCGGACCTGCGCAAGGAATGGGAGGAACTGGGCAATGCCCAGCGCCGGCCGATCCTGAGCAAGCTGATAGAGGAACAGGAACAGGCGAAAACCCGGGCGGCGGCCATCGTCAAGGAAATGCAGGCCGTTGCGCAGGGGCCTTCGGGCGATTACCTCGGGGGGCAGCGCTTCGGGGCCAACCAGTACCAGCGGCAGGCTGCAGCGGCGAACTTCCGTCGCAGCATTGCCGGCGGGATCGACGTTGACCAAGCCACGCAGAACCTGGCCAGCAGTATCCAGCCGAACGAGGAAGTGCGCAGTACCCTGCAGCAACTGGCCGGGCAGTACCAAGAAACGATTGGCCAGGTGAGTGTGCTGGGCGACCAAATCACCACGCTGAATGGCGTCATGGAGGGCGCCAAGGCGGCGGCCGAAGGGGTTGGCGACGGGCTGAACAGCATCAAGCCGCCCAGTGCGACCACCATAAGCGCATGGGAAAAGCGCATTGAGAAGCTGAACGAGCATGCCGCCAAGGCCAAGGACCCCAGCGAGCTGGGTGAGGTCAACCGGGCGATCAAGGCCGATGGCCTGGATGACACCGAGGCCGGGCGAAAACTGGCCGAGCAGGCCCGTGCAGCGGCCAAGGCTGCGGATGCCGAGGACGCGGCGAAGAAAGCCCGCGAGGAAGCCACCCGTAAGAGCAAGCAGGCCAGCGAGGCGGCCGAGCGCAAGGCCAAGCAGCTAGATGATGCCTACAAGCGGCAACTGCGCACACTGCAGGAACAGGCCGCCGTACATGGCAACAACACTGAGCTGGCCAAGGTGCGTTATGCGACAACGCAGGGCGAACTTAAAGGGTTGACCGACCTGCAGAAAAAGGAGTTGGAACGTGCGGCCTCGGCCAAGGATGTACTGGACGCACAGAAGGCCTATAAGGAGCTGATTGCTCAGTCAGAGACGGCGGAACAGAAGCTGCTGACGCAGATGCGTGAGCGGGTGCGCTTGCTCAAGGAAGCGCAAGCGGCCGGCGGTGTCAGCCCTGAGCAGTACGACAAGGCCACCGGCCAGTTCAGCAAGGCGGCAATCACCAAAGCCCCTAAGTACGGTGGTTTAGATGCGGCGGTGGGTGGTGCCGGCGGTGAGTTGATCAAGATTTCAAAGGCTCAACAGGAGCTGGAGAAATGGCAGGAAAAAGAACTGGAGCGGCAGAAGACGTTCCTGGATGAAAAGCTGATCAACGAACAGCAGCATGCCGACAACGTGGCGGCGATCACCAAGACCAACAACGAACGCATGAGTGCCTTGGGTACGGCCTATCAAATGGCCACCCTGAGCATGTTTTCCAGCGTGACGGGTGACGCGGCCAGCATGCTTGAGCAACTGGGGCAGAAAGGTTCAGCTGCCTACAAGGTGATGTTCCTGACCAGCAAGGCGGCGAGCATGGCGCAAGCGATCATCTCCACCGAAGTGGCGGCCGTACAGGCGCTAACTCTCGGGCCGATTTTGGGGCCGCCGGCGGCGATGATGATTCGCGGCATGGGCTATACCTCGGTGGGCATGATTGCCGCCACGGCCCTGACCGGTATGGCGCACGACGGTATCGACAACGTGCCCCGCGAGGGTACATGGCTGCTGGATCAGGGCGAGCGAGTTGTCGACCGGCGCACGAACGGTGACCTCAAGAACTTTCTGGCCACGGCCGAGGCCGGCAAGGCAGCAGCTGCAGGCGGCGCGGCGCCGATTGTGTACATCACTATCGAATCCGATGGCAGCGCCCAAACGCAGGCCCCGCCGGGGCTGGAACAGTTCGGCGCCGAGCTGGGTGCGTACGTTGAAAAACTGCATTACCGCCTGCTGGCCCGCGACCTGTCGGACGGCGGCACCATCCGCCGGGCAATGATCAAGCGATAGGAAACCCCATGGCACTTGAGCAATTCACCTGGCAGGCGCGAAACATCGCGGTGGGCGAGGAAAACCAGCGGCTACGGGAAAACCCTTACGGCGACGGCTACAGCCAGGTGGTGGGCGAGGGCATCAACGCGGTCACCGAAACGTGGCCGCTGACCTTCGCCGGCCGCCTGGCCTACGTCAAACCCATTCGTGACTTCCTGCGCCGGCATCGAGGCGGCAAGGCTTTTGCCTGGACGCCGCCGGCCGGGGAGCTGGGCCTTTTCCGCTACACCAGCGGCATCGGTTGGGAGCCCAAGGGCGGCGACTTCTACGTGCTGACCGTGACCTTCACCACCACATTCCATCCATAGGGGGCCGCATGGGCTTTTCCGCTGACGTTCAGGGCCTGAACCCGGGCGACCTGATCCAATTGTTTGAAATCGACTGCACGGCCTTTGGCGGTGACGTTGAGTACTTCCACGGCACGCTGGTAAAGCACACCCCGCAAGAGGTGCAGACGGCGCTCACGGCCGGTACCGAGCTGCTGGCCAAGTCCATTTGGTGGCGAGGGGTGGAGTACAAGCCTTGGCCCGTTACCGTAACGGGGCTGGACATGTCGACCGATGGCCCTGCCGCTCGGCCGACCCTCACGGCCGGCAACCTCGACGGCAAGATCACCGCGCTGTGCCTGGCCTTTGATGACCTGGTGCAGGCGCGGGTGACCATCCGCGAAACCTTCGCGCACTACCTGGATGCGCGAAATTTTCCCGCCGGCAACCCGGAAGCCAACCCCGAAGAGGAACGGCTGCAGTACTGGGATATCGACGCCAAGGTCAGCGAGGACGGCGAGCATGTGGCCTGGGAATTGGCCTCGCCGGCCGATTCCAATGGCCTGCAGATCCCGGCGCGGATCATTCACAGCATGTGTGAATGGTCGCTGCGCAATGAGTACCGCGGTGCCGACTGCGGCTACACCGGCCCGCCGGTGACCGATGCCGATGGCAAGCCGACTGACGACCCGGCCAAGGACGTGTGCCTTGGCTGCCTGAGTGACTGCAAAAAGCGTTTTGGCGACAACAACCCGCTGCCCTTCGGGGGGTTCCCCGCTGCCGGCCTTCTGAGGAACTGAGCATGCGCAAACACATTCTCAAATCGATTCGGGCGCACGCGGCCCGGGATTATCCCCGCGAGGCCTGCGGCCTGGTGGTACAGATCGGCCGCCGGCATGTGTACGTGCCGTGTGCCAACCTGGCCCAAGCCCCCAAAGAGCAGTTCCAGCTGGACCCGCAGGACTACGCCCAGGCGGAAGACCTCGGGACCATCATCGGCATTGTGCACTCGCACCCGGATGAAACCAGCCGGGCCAGTGACCACGACCGCGCATCCTGCGAGGTCAGTGGCCTGCCCTGGCACATCCTCAGTTGGCCGGAAGGGGATCTGAACACCATCGTGCCCACTGGGGTGCCTACGCCGCTGATTGGCCGGCCCTTCGTGCATGGGGTGTGGGACTGCTACGCGATTGTGCGTGACTGGCACCTGCAGGAGCGCGGCATCGAGCTGCCCAACTACGAACGCACGGACGAGTGGTGGACCCGGGGCGAAAACCTCTACGCCAAAAACTACGTGGCGGCTGGCTTCGAGCCGGTCACCGGACCCCTGCAGCCCGGTGACATGATCGTCATGCAGGTACAGGCCACCGAACCCAACCATGCCGCGATCTACCTGGGTGACGGGCTGATGCTGCATCACCTGTATGGCCGGCTCAGTGAGCGCGCTGTTTATGGCGGTTACTGGCAGGAACGCACCATCTTCACCCTGCGGCACAAGGACATGACCCATGGCCATGGTAATCACTGAATCGGCCCGCCCACTGCGCACAGTGCGCCTGTATGGGGTGCTGGGCGCGCGGTTTGGCCGTGAATACCGCCTTGCCGTGGCGTCGCCGCGTGAAGCCATGCGCGCCTTGGCAGCGCAGCTGCCGGGCTTGCGGCGCTTTCTGGAAACCAGCCGTGAACGCGGCCTGACCTACGCGGTGTTTGTCGGCCGGCGCAACGTGCCTGAGCCCGAACTGGACTTCGGCGCCGGCGCGGCGGATATCCGCATTGCCCCGGTTATGGCCGGCAGCAAGAAAGGCGGCCTGTTCCAGGTGGTGCTGGGCGCCGTGCTGGTCGGTGTCGGCCTGATGGTGCCCGGCGGGCTGGGCATGGGCGTGATGGCCGCCGGTGCCGGCATGATGATGGGCGGTGTGGTGTCGATGCTGTCACCTCAGGCCGAAGGGCTCAACGCCAAAGAGCAGGCCGAAAATACCCCGTCCTACGCCTTTGGCGGCGCGGTCACGACCGTGGCCCAGGGTAATCCGGTCGGGCTTGGCTACGGGCGCCGCCGCATTGGCGGGGGGCTCATTTCCGGCGGCATCTACGCCGAAGACCAGATGTAACTCCGTTCTCAGACTCCCCCGAAACCGGCTCAGGCCGGTTTTTTTGTGCCCGAAGGAAACCGTTATGGCCGATACCGAACGCAAACCCCGCCCACGCAAGCGCAAGAGCGCCGTAGAGGCGAGTTCGCTTGAAACCCCTAAGGTAGCCACCAAGGCGCGCCGTTCGCGCAAGACAGGCCCGGCCAAGGCCGCCACGGCGACCCCGGCCGGCCAGCCGGCGATTGCCGGGCGCAAAGGTGGCTCCGAGAAGGTGCACACCCCGGTGGAAGCGCCGGATTCGGTGCGCTCGGTCGCCCGGGCCAAGATGCTGTTTGCCCTGGGCGAGGGCGAGTTTGCCGGCAACCTGGACGGGCGCCGCATCTTCCTCGACGGCACCCCGCTGACGGCCGCAGATGGCACGGAGAATTTCCCCGGGGTGAAGTGGGAATTCCGTCCCGGCACCCAGCATCAGGAGTACATCCCGGGCCTGCCGGCGGTGGAGAACGAAACCAGCGTCGGGGTCGAGCTGCGCAGCGATACCCCGTGGGTCAAGGACCTGACCAACCCCGAGCTGTCGGCGGCGCGCCTGCGCCTGTCGTGGCCGGCCCTGCAGGAACGCAAGGACAACGGCGATGTGGTCGGCTACCGCATCGACTACGCCATTGACCTATCCGTCGATGGCGGCCTGTGGAAAGAGGTGCTGTCGGCCACCCTCAACGACAAGACCACCACCAAATACGAGCGCTCGCACCGTATCGACCTGCCGAAATCGGCCGGCGGCTGGAGCCTGCGCGTGCGTCGGCTGACGCCGAACACGCAGAAAACCAACAACATTTCCGACATCATGCGGGTGGAAGCGATCACCGAGGTGATCGACGCCAAGCTGCGTTACCCCAACACCGCGCTGCTGTACATCGAGTTCGATTCCAGTCAGTTCCAGAGCATCCCCAAGGTGTCGTGCGAGCCGGACATGCGGGTTATCCGCGTGCCGACCAACTACGACCCGGTGGCCCGCACCTATTCGGGGATTTGGGACGGCACCTTCAAGTGGGCCTGGACCGACAACCCGGCCTGGGTGCTGTACGACATTATCCTCAACAAGCGCTTTGGCATGGGCCGGCGCCTGGACATGGCGAAGGTCGACCGCTGGGAGCTGTACGAAATCGCCCGTTACTGTGACGAGCTGGTCAGCGACGGCAAGGGCGGGCAGGAGCCGCGCTTCACCTGCAACGTGTACATCCAGAAACGCGCCGATGCCTGGACCGTGCTGCGCGATATCGCCGCCATCTTCCGGGGGATTACCTACTGGAGCGGCAGCGAAATGGTCGTGCAGGCCGACAAGCCGTCGGATGTGGAATTTGTGTTCAGCCGCTCCAACGTGGTCGACGGCAAGTTCAGCTATGACGCGCAGTCCGAACGCACCCGCTATTCCTCGGCGCTGGTCAGCTGGGATAACCCCGACAACGCCTACGAAAGCCAGCCGCAACCGGTGTCGATCCCGGCGCTGATTCGCCGCTACAACTTCAACCAGACCGAAATCACGGCGATTGGCTGCACCCGGCAGAGCGAGGCCGACCGGCGTGGCCGCTGGATGCTGCTGACCAACAGCGTCGACCGTGGCGTCAAGTTCAGCACCGGCCTGGAAGGCTACCTGCCCAAGCCCGGGCGCATCATCGGTGTGGCAGATGCCCTGCTGGCCGGCCGGCAGCTGGGCGGGCGTATCAGCTCGGCCACGGCGCGGCAGGTCAAGGTCGACCGCGACGTGCAGGTCAAGGCGGGTGACCGCCTGATCGTCAACCTGCCCAGCGGCAAGGCCGAAGCGCGTACCGTCAGCGTCGTTGCCGGTCGCAGCGTTACCGTAACGGCGGATTTCTCCGAGGTACCCAAGGCACAGGCCCAGTGGGGGCTGGAATCCTCTGACCTGGTGATTCAGCAGTACCGGGTGACCAAGGTGGCCCGTTCGGACAACGGCTTTGAAATCACCGGCGTGATGAACGACCCGGGCAAGTACAACCAGATCGACAGCGGTAGCCGGCTGGAGTCGCAGCCGATCAGCGTGATTCCTGCGCGTACCCAGCAGGCGCCGACCGGTGTCACGGTGAGCAGTTACACCCGTACCGAGCAAGGCTTGGCAGTGACTACCCTGCGCGCTGATTGGCAAGCAGCGCCCGGGGCCATCGCTTATGTGGCCGAGTGGCGCAAGGATTCCGGCGCCTGGATCGCGGCGGCGCGCACCTCGGGCTTGGGCTTCGAGGTGCCGGGCATCTATGCCGGCCGTTACACCGTGCGAGTACGGGCGGTGAACGCGCTGGAGGTTTCCAGCCTGCCGGCGTACAGCGCGGAAACCTTGCTTAACGGCAAGGAGGGCGCGCCGCCGACGGTGGCCACCTTCACCGTGACCCCGCTGCCATGGGGTATGGGGTTGGCCTGGACGTTCCCCAACGGCGCCGACGATACCCGTTACACCGAGATCGAGCAGAACACCGCCGCGACTGATGAAAACGCGGCGCTGCTGGGCCTGTACCCATACCCACAGCGCAGTTATGAGCTGACTGGCCTGGCGGCCGGTGTATCCAAGCACTTCCGTGCGCGGCTGGTGGATACTTCGGGCAACGTCGGGCCGTGGACTGATTGGGTGCTGGGCACGTCGAGTTCTGACCCGTCCGATTACCTTCCGCTGATCACTGAGGAGTTCGTTCACAGTGCCTTGGGTGAGGAAATGCTGTCCCGTATCGACAAGATCGATATGGACGGCCCGGGCTCGGTGAATGAGCGTCTGAGTGTTGCTAAGACGGAGCTTGCCCAGCAAATCACTGATGTGAACAACGCACTGGGCCAAGCCAGGTCCGACCTGCAGCAGCAAGTAAAGACGGTCGGTCAAAGTGTGGTGGATGCCAAGGCCGATCTGCAGCAGCAGATTGCCACGGTATCGTCACTTGCCGGTTCGCTTCCGTATCGCAAAGACAAGACCTACAGCGTCAACCAGAGCGCTTTGGGTGCCGATGGCAAGCTGTATCAGGCCCTCAAAGCCGTACCGCTCAATACGCCGCCCCCGAATGCAGCCTACTGGACTGATGTAGGGCAGGCAGTTGTCACTGCCAATGGCGTAGCGGCCCGCGTCTCGAAGATCGAAGCCGACGTAACCAGTCTGGACGGTAAAAACACGGCTAACGCCTCAAGCATCGAAGGGCTGCAGGTTGGCCTGACGAACACCAACCAAAGCGTTACAGCGGCCCAGCAGGCCGCCCAGGCTGCGGCAACTGCCGCCGGCGCCAAGGGTGAAGTTATCTACGGCGCTACGGCGCCGGCCGCTGACAAGCGCTTGGCGCAAAACCTTTGGATTGATACCACCGGCAACGCCAACACCCCCAAGCGCTGGAACGGGTCGGCCTGGATGGCGGTGACGGATAAGGCGGCCACGGATGCGGCGGCGGCAGCGGCAAGCGCATTGGCGGAGGTGGCTAAGAAAGCTGACGCAACGGTCGTGAGCAATATCGCTGTTCGCGTCAGTGACGCGGAGGGCAAGCTGTCGTCACAAGCCACCCGCCTGGACGGCATGCAGACCAGCATCGACGGAAAGGCCAGCTCGCAGGCGCTGCAGCAGGTCACCACCCGGGTGGCGGCTACCGAAGACAAGGACAAAGCGCAGGATCAACAGCTTTCGTCGCAGAGTCAGGCCCTGACTTCGCTGACCGATAGTGTGAGCAAGAAGGCTGACGCCTCGGCTGTGCAGTCGATTGGTAACCGGGTGGACAGCGCCGAAGGTGTTCTAACTAGCCAGAGCAATGATATCACCCAGCTCAAAAACAGCGTGGGAGCGGCCCAGCCATTCGTGGCTGGCCGTGCCTGGGAGTTCACTGGCTCTACCCGTGGGTGGGTGGCTACAGCTTCCGGTTCTGCGTTCATCGCCGGTCCGCTGTTCGCCACCATGGCCAAGTCTCAAAGCCTCCAGTGCAGCTTCACACCTGTGCTGCCAGGTGCGGAGAACCCCTACCTGCGCATCCGACTGCGTCGTCGCAACACAACGCGTACTGCGGCACGGATGTACTGGGCCAACGAAGACGGCGGCTTGGCGGAGGCTCGCCGCCTGGATTGGACGATCAGCGTTACCACCACTGACTGGCAAAACATCGAATTGGACCTGTCCGGCCAGGACGGGTGGGCCGGCAAGAGCATGTATGCCATCCGCTTGGACATGATGAACGCTGCGGATACGAGTGGTGAGGTTGATGTCGCTTACATCGCTGTGGGCAGACGTTCTGCGTCCGCGTCGGCGGAGGCTGTATCCAGCCTGAGCAACGCCGTGACTGAAGCCGAAGGAAAGCTCGCCACCCAAGGCCAGTCGATTTTCAGCCTGCAGGGCGGACTGACGGCCACCAACACGAACGTCACCGCTGCCCAGCAGGCCGCCCAGGCGGCTGCTACAGCGGCGGGCGCTAAAGGGGAGGTTATTTACGGGTCTGCCGCACCTGCTGCTGACAAGCGCCTGGCTCAGAACCTTTGGATCGACACCACTGGGAACGCCAACACGCCGAAGCGCTGGTCAGGCACCGCATGGATGGCCGTCACTGACAAGGTGGCCAGCGATGCGGCGGCGGCGGCTGCCAGTGCTCTGAGCAAGGTGGAAACCAAGGCCGATGCCTCGACAGTTCAGACATTGGGCAACAAGGTGGAGCAGCAGGGGGCGGCGATCACTGCCGCCGGCGAGGCCATCACAGGCATCAATACGTCGCTGGCTCAGGCAGGCGGGGAGAATCTGCTGTACAACCCGTCTCTGGACGTAGTCAGTCCGACCACGGCTTGGTTGCCCGATGGATGGACGCTGGGCAATTCCGGCTCGACGCTCACGTCGAACTTTGTGCCGTCCACGCTTGATCCGTCAGGAATGGCGCTGCGTCTTGGCCTGACCATCCCGAACGCTGGGAGCTATGTCGACCTGGTGCAGGACACACCCAAGTGGCCAGGTGTCTCAGAGGGCCAGGTTCTGACGCTATCCGGACATTTCCGGGCAACCAGTGGGCTGATCGCGCAGCTGTTCTTCCAGTGGCGTGATGCCAGTGGAGCAAACATCAGCACGGATGGGGCTAGCTCGCAGAACGCTTCCATTGCGCCCGAGGCTTGGCAGAGATTCAGCCGTACCTCGGCACCTGCGCCTGCGGGTGCCGCGTCGGTACGAATCATCTATCGCATTCGGGGGCCGTTAAACGGAGCCAGCACAACGGGGTGGTGTGAATGGGATCGACTGCAGCTCGAACTTGGAAACGCGATGACTGGCTGGCGGGACAATGGCCGGCTCAACGCGGCTGATATCACCGCCAATGCCGCTGCCACGTCTGCCCTTTCTGGGCGGGTAGGCCTAACAGAATCAGGCCTGAGCAGCGCCTCTAACCAGCTAACTCAGTTGGATAACAGCATTGGCGATATCGGCGGCGAGAACCTGCTCTACAACCCGGCTTTCACCAAGGCCGGGGGTTCCGCTGGGGGCATCGATGGCTGGGAAACCGAAGGCCCGGTGTCAACGACGGATACCTTGGTAACCTCTTGGATAAACTCCGGTGAGAAAGCCTTGCGCATGGTTGCCACTGGAGGGTTCACCACCTCGTCGGGTTACCGATCGCTGCGCCCGAACGTGACAGGTACCCCCCGCAGGCCCAATGTAGGTCCGAGCCAAACGCTGACCACGTCTATTTTCGTCAGAGGCACCAGTGGTCTGTCGCTCAGGATCTTTATGCAGTGGGTGGATGCGGCAGGGGTGGTCATCAGTGCACCTGCTTCGCCGCTTGTGCAGATCAGCCCAAGCGCACAGCGCGTGCAGTACACCGCTGTATCTCCGTCCAATGCGGCAGGGTGCATCTTGTATTACCGCATCTACAGCGCCACAGGGGCTGTGACAGCAGGCTATGTAGAATTTGCCAGGCCGCAGCTTGAGGTCGGGGCAAGGGCTAGCGGATGGCGGGACAGTGGGCAGGTAGACAGCAATGCCATCGGCGCCGTATCTACGGCCGTCGACGGCCTGACTTCAAGCGTGAGCCAGCAGGGTAAAGACATCAACTCTGTGTCCGCCAGAACGACCAGTCTGGAGAACAGCGTTAACAACGGTTCCACTGGCCTGGCCAGCAAGGCATCGACCGCAGCGCTGAACAGCGTGGCTGGCCGCGTCGCTGCCACTGAAAGCGGACTGACTGCGCAATCCACGAGCATCACCAACCTGGAAGCGAAGATAGGCACCGCTCTGCCATTCGTGGCTGGTCAGACCTGGGAGTTTACAAACTCATTAGAGGGCTGGAAGGCCAATACACCCGGCGCAACACTCACTGCTGGCCCTCAGTACGCGACTGTCGCCAAGTACACGACCATTCAGGTAACCAGCACATTCCCGGTCATAGATGGCGCCGAGAACCCGCTGATCCGCATAAGGCTGCGCCGGCGCAACACCGGCCGGACCAGTGCGGCTATGTACTGGGCCAATGAGGATGGGGGCCTTGCCGAGGCCCGGCGATTCAACTGGCCTATCAGCACCTCTAATGGGGACTGGCAGGACATTGAGTTCGACCTTTCCGGCCACTCAGGCTGGAACGGGAAGAAGATCTGGGCCATCCGCCTGGACATGTACAACTCAGGTGATGCCAATGGCGAGGTGGACATTGCCTACATCGCAGCCGGTCGGCGGTCGGTGGCTGCTTCGGGTAGGGCGTTTGATTCGCTCAGTGTCAACGTATCCCAGCAGGGCGACAAGCTAAACGCTGAGGGGAAGCGAATCGATGGGTTGTACACCGCCGTAGGTGATGCGAATGCAGCGATTCAAAACGAAGCCAAAGCCCGGGCTGATGCGGAAGGGGCGCTAAGCAAGCAGATTCAGACCACCGAGGCATCGCTGGGCACGACCAATGCGGCCGTGCAACAGGTAGCGACCGCCCAGGCCGACATGAAGACGATGCTAAACGCCCAGTACTCGGTGCGTGTGCAGGTCAACAACCAGTACGGTGCGCATGTTTTCGCCGGGTTTGGTATTGGCATCAACTCGCAGAACGGCATCGTGCAGTCTGCGTTTGTGGTCAATGCGGATCAGTTTGTGTTGCTGAATAGAAACGGCGGCGGCGGGCTTTCATCGCCATGGTCGGTGGTCGGCGGTCAGACCTTTGTGGCTGACGCCTACATTCGCAACGGGAGTATCGGTAGAGCGAAGATCGCAGATGCGGCTATCGGCACTGCCAATATCGAGGATGGTGCCATTAAGGCCGCCAAAATCGGGGTGGCCGAAGTCGACACGCTGCGCATCCGTGGCAACGCTGTCACGGTGCCGGTATCGGCAAGCAGTCCCGGGAATGTGCTGGGAGCGGGTGTAGGCCAATGGCAAAACCTGGTCGCTGTCGGCATTCAGATGGACGAGGGCGGCTTTATTCTTGCCCAGTACGGCTGCTATCAAGGATTTGGCAGCGGTATCCGTAAGTACCAATTTCAGATGGATATCAACGGCATCGTCATCGCGGAAGGTGGCGGCGACTGGGCGGATGGTTTCCCTAACCTGATGGGATCAATCGGCGTTGGCCCGGGGTTTTTCGTCGTCACTGTGAAGTGGTGGGGGGAGAACACGGGTGTCGGCGTGAGAAATCATAACCTCTTTGCGATGGGGACTAAGCGGTGAGCAACATTGGACACTTCGCAGCCTATGAGACTGACGGCCGGATCGTGTTTGCCGTCAGCTGCCCGCCCGAGTTCGGGAAGAAGATCATCAGGCTGAACACCGACCGGCCCTTCATCCAAGTGGCCACACCGGCAAGGCCGGCCGATCACTTCGTGATGGGGCAAATGCTCAAGGAGCGCCCCCTGATGGGGGCGGTTCTCCAAGGGCACTGGTTGAAGGGGGTGCCCAAAGGCGCCGCCGTCAACATCGAGAGCGAAACCTACACCGCTGACGGCAGTGACATCGAGCTGGGCTTCTCGGCGCCGGGTACCTACACCGTCAGGGTCAGCCTTTGGCCATACCGCGATCAGGAGTTCACCGTTGAAAATTCAGCATAAGAGCGACCACACCAAGCGCCGTGCGGCCGAGTACCCGCCGGTAGAGGAACAACTGGACATGCTGTGGCACGCGATGAATCAAGGGCATATGCCCAAGGCAGAGCCGTTCTTCTCGACGCTGCAGCAGATCAAGCAGCAAAACCCCAAGGCTTGAACCAAGCCAACTACCCAATGCCCGCCATCGAGCGGGCTTCTTTTTGTCTGGAGATTGACCCATGCCTTTCGTAGCTATCAACGCAACCAACCTGTACGACGCCGCCAACCTGATTCCGTACGCTACCCAGGAGCAGGCCGACGCCCGTGCCCGGGAAATCCTGCAGCAGTTCCCGGCCGCCCAGGTGCTCGTGGCCAAGGTGCTGAGCGAGTACCGCGCCACCGTTACCGTAACGGTGCAGGAACCTGCAGAGGCTGCCATCGAGCCAGAAGCCCCGCCGGCAGAGTAACGGTCAGGGTCGCGAAAGGCCTCTACCGTGGCCTTTCCAGAATTTTCGCCGGTATTGCCCGTGAGGCGGTGATTTTCTGAACTCGGCCGTTATAGTCAGTTACGGCCAGGCACATTGCTTGGCCGGGGCTTCGCGTCCCTGACCGAAATTATACTGTTCATATATACAGCCTTTAGCTAGGCGGCTAATATTAGCTGGGCGGCTAATTTATCCGCTTGCCAAGGTACAGAGGGAAGCCCCAATGGCAGCAGCACACGAACATCAGACCACCAGCAATGCAGCGAAGCGCCCGTTTATCGGGAATCCGCTGGTGTACGACAACCCCAACGATACGGTGGCTGCGTTGCGCGCCTACCTGGCCGACATGGCCGAGAGTGAGGCAGTAGACGACGGACGGCCACGAGGTCGCTACCTGCGCATCATGGTTGCGCTAGGGGCGGTGGACAGTCTGCAGGTGGAAAAACTTCATCACAGATAGTGGAAAGCTGACGAACGCATGGTATGCTTTCGGCATCCGGCCAGAACGCCGGGAAAGGATTCTAGAAAAAACAAGGCTTTAGAAAAAAGAAAACCCCGGGTCGCCAAACCCAGGGTTCTCGGAGATCGGCTCAGCAAAGCTCAGCGACTCGCACAAGTCAGAGTTTAGCGGCCGCTCCCCTTCTAAGCAAGCCATTGCTGATGGGATAGCTGTTAGATGACTGACTGTCTGCCCGAGATTGGGCGGGTCGCGCCTATGTGGGGGCGTAGACCGTACGCACACCCAGGCGCCAACCTGGGCACCGGCAACCGCTGCGGACACAATCCGGAGCAGTTCGCCACAGACCGCCTGGCCTTACCCAAGGTCAAGGGCGGCCACCTGCCGTCTGTCCTCAAGAAAGCCATCAAGCGTTCCTCCGACTTCTTTGCTGACCCTGACGTTGTTTCGCGCCTGGGCTACCACAAGAACAAGCGCAACAAGGATGGATCGCTGCGCCAGGTGCGTAGCGAGAACCGCGAGGCCGTTGTTCTGGTGCTGCATGCCATCCTGTCTGCCATCGATCTTGCCTCGCTGCGTGTGGGCTACTACCGGCCAGACGGCACGTTCCGTAACTACACCTGCGACGAGCTGGCGGCCCGCGTCAGCATGACCACCATCGAGAAGCACCCCGAAGACCCCGCCAATCCACGGCAGGTTGCCAGCTCCCGCTGGTGGCGTGCTTTGGCCTGGCTCAAGGACGCCGCCGGCATCAAGGTTTTCGAGCAGTACGAAGACAAGGACGATGGCACCAAGCGCGCCCGCGCTGCGATCAAGACGATGGATGAAAAGTTCTTGATGCTGCTGGCCCGTTTTCCAGTCAAGGCCATGAAGAAGGCCCGCGAAAAGGCCTACCAGCGCCTTCTGGCCTTCCTCGGCCGAGCGCCGAAGTACAACATCCAGACGGTGCAGGAGCGGGAACGCCTGAACCGCGAGCTTGACCACACCCCCACGGCGCCAAGCCGTCGCAAGAACCAGGCGCCGTCGTGTCGGGATGCCACCAGCCCTATGCCGCTGCACTCCACCGACGCTCTTGTGAAGGCCTACACGAAATATGTTGAGGAGTTCACTCAACACATTATCGAGGCCGAGGGCCGCCACCCAGGCCCGCGCCTAGGCCAGCTGTTTGCCGAATACGGCGGCCTCAGTCGCGAAGAGTTCGAGCTACAACAGCTCCGAACGTAACCCCCTCCTGCAACCCTCCCCGAAGCGTCGGGCGCCTTACCCTGGGCGCTCGATTAAGTTACCCTGTAACACCCCTCCTACCCCCTCCAAATAGCCTGAAAACGGCCCTTTTACCCCTACAAATCACCTTCGATTTTGAAGTTATCCACAGGGCGGGCAGCCCAAGCAGAACCCCCGCATATTAGGTAGCACCAAGTAGGAATTAAGTAGTGAATGTTCTTTTCCTGGCGGACCTAGAAGCATGGGCAAGCCCTACGGGCCTGCCCTATTAATGCCTCGGCTACGCCGAGTTCGCTTTTTAGAATCGCTGCCGTCCCGGCAGCAACTATGCCTCGGCTACGCCGAGAAGCGGTTTATAAGAGCACCCAGTACCCATAGCACCGCATCAGGCCTGTGAGGCCCCATTCGTGAGGCTAAAGCCCCTTTCCTCCTGCATGGCGCCTTCCAGTCCCTACGGGCCGCTACAAGGCCATTCACGACGCGACAGCAGCGCTACGGCCCTTCGCTCCTTCACGCGCCGGCCTACGGCCTGGTAGGTCGCGCTACGCGCTCCGGGTGAACAGTGAGGGGGGTGGGCCTCGCTCCTTTGTCGACCTGAGAGCACTGCAGCGCCTGGCGAGCTGTGCAAATACTCGGGTGCGTAGGGCCTTGGCTGAACACATCTGACACAAAAAGATATCCTTGAGATTGACTTAAAGTATTAAATGGATATCCTTTATGTATCCATTTCATTCTTCAAGGATGCGCAAGATGGGAATTACACTCGTCGGACACACCAAAGGCGGCATTGGCAAGAGCACCACCACGGTTCAGCTGGCCGCCGGCCGAGCGCGCCAGGGGAAGTCGGTGCTGGTGGTAAACGGCGACCGTCAGAAGTCGCTAACCAATGCCATTGAGCGGCGCGCAGCAGCAGGAATCACCCCGGGCCTCACTATGGTTGCTTATCCCGATGGTGATGAGTTGCGCGCCGAGGTTCTGCGACTGCGCGATCAATACGATGACATCATCATTGATGCGGGTGGCCGCGATAGTACTGCCTTGCGCCATGCCATGATGATTGCTGATCTGATGCTTGTGCCGATGGAGCCGGGAGACTTCGAGCTTGACGCGTTGTTCGATGAACTTATCCCGCTAATCAACTCTATCCAGGCGGATCGAGGCGACAACCCGTTGCCGGTCTACTCGTTCTTGAATAAGGCTGAGCCCCGGAAGCTTTCCGCCGACAACTTGTACGCGCAGAAAATTTTGGAAGGCTTGGAAGAGCTGCGCTATCTGCCGAGGACCGTGGTTAGACGAAAACCTATCTCGTTTGCATCCGCCCGAGGATTATCGGTGCGCGAGGTACCAGTTCGAGATAGAGACCCTAAGGCGATCAAAGAAATAGATGCCTTACTCGATGCAATTTTCTGATGTTCTTTTGATACCCTTGCGGTATCCTAAGAGTATCTTTTAGATATTGGAAGAATGCCCATGGCCAGCTTAATTGAACGAGCAAGACCGGCCGCCGCTGATCCGGCTGCTGAGCGCATAGCGGCGAAAGTAGCAGCTGATGCCCCCGACAGCGGCAAGCGCAAAAACGTGCGCGGGAAGCGTGAAATGTTTTCGGTCGGCCTGGAGCCTGAGCTTTTAGCCGAGGTCGACGCGTTCCGTGCGCGCCATGGCTTGTCCCGGCCAGCGCTGATCAAGATTGCCCTGCGGCGCCTGATGGATGCAGGCCTGTAATCAACACTGCAAGGCTAAGCCCGCCCGACAATCGGAGCGGGCTTTATAGTGTCTTAAGTGTACTAAAAAGATATTAAAAGGATATCCAAAAAGTATTTTAATAGCATCCTTGCTGGGGTATAGTTGGTCTTAGCCAATGAATTGCTCGAGCGCCTGAAAATGATTGACCACCTCGACCATGCCACCTTCGAACTGACCCTATCGCCTCGGGCGATGACGCCTGCTGAGCGGCAAAAGAAGCTGCGTAAGGCTCGACAAGAAGCAGGCATAAAGCCGCTACACGTAACGCCCGCTGAGCGCAGCCAGCTGGCTGCCGCACTGCTCGTGCTGACGCAGATAAACCCTGGATCTGACGTTACCGGTCTACTGGACCGGATAGCGCCAGATGCACATGGCTGCGAGGTGAAGGCGCTGCAGGCCGAAGTGGCGGCGCTGCTTTCTGCCAGGTCGGAACTGGCCCAGGCGCAGGGTCAACTGTTACGCGCCGAGCGTGAGCTGCAGGCGTTGAGCAGCAAGCAGGGCCGCGATGAACAAGAGTATGCTTTGACGCTGCGCGAGCGCGGGGTTGCGTGGGACGACAACGAGCGCCTGCGCGCCGAGAACAAACGCCTTACCGCCGAAAATGGCCGGCTGCAGACTCAGTTAGCCAGCATCACTGCCGAGCTGGTTGGCATCATTGACCAGCCTACCGCCTAAGCCTGATCGAGGACGCCGCCATGGCCGACCCGCAACGCTTTACCCTGCAGCCGTGCCCCTGGTGCAAGAGCGCCGCGACGTTGGCCCAAGACTTCGACGGCGGCTGGTCCGTCAGTTGCTCGCAGCCGCGCTGCCCGGTGCTTCCGATCAGTGCCGGCTATCGTTTCGCGCACATGGCTGCGATGGCCTGGAACTGCTGTGGCAGTCCGGCCGCGTTGCCCGAACTGATGCCGGCGACGACGCACGTCGTTACCGTAACGTCCTGAACCCACCCAAAGGAAAGGACCGCCCACGATGACCAACCACCACCCCGGCGCCGACGCGCCGGAAACCGCCGACGAGCTGGCCGCACTGCGCCGGGATGCTGCGCGCTACCGCTGGTTGCGTGAGCGCGCAGTGCGCCTGCAGGGCAGTGACGTGTGGTGGCAGGGCGGTTGCTTGGATCTGCGCGTGGACACCGGCCTTGGCCACATTCACGCCGAATACACCGTTGAACCCGAGCCGCGCCGCGTTACCCGTAACGCACCCAGGCCAACTAAAGGAAAGGAACCCCGCCATGACTGACCCGAAAGGAACCATGCTTGCCCTGGACAGCTACACGCTGGCCAGCCTCAATGAATATGCCGAAGCCAAGGCCGAGTTGGCGGATGTTGTTAATGCTCTTGAGTCGCCCGGCTCGGAGGCACTAGAAGCCGCGCACGAAAAGGTGATGGGGTGCGCCCGAGCGCTGGCCGACCAGGTCCTGGCGATGCGCGAACTGCAGGCCAAACGCGGGTAGCGTCTTCCACCAAGTAACCGAACCCCCACCCGCTGACAGCGGGCCACACCCCAAGCAAGGAGCAAGACCGATGCAAATGAGCGATGCGGTAGAAGTGAAACAGATTTTTGGCGATGACCGCGTGAATGCGCTGCTGGCCGAAGGCTGGAAGCTGCTGACCGTGGTGGCCAGCACCTACGGTGACGGCAAGGACAACGTGGTGCGCCCCTGCTATGTGCTGGGCAAGCCAAAGGCGCCGGTATTGAGCCCAAGCACACTGGTCGGCAAGGCCTCGATGAAGTCGTGATGGCCAAGCGATGGCGCGTATGTCCATAATTTGAAGATATGTTAAATCGGCCCCCACCTTTCCTAATGAGGTGGGGGCCTTTTTTTGTGCCCGGCATTACCACTTTTAGTGTAAATGGGTGCCCACTTTCATATAAAATGGGTTAAGAGCACCACCACCCCTACGCCGAAAAGGAGTTTCACCATGTCCCGCCTGAGCTTTCCTGCCCCCATTGCCGAAGAACAGGTGCCCCTGACGTTCACGGCTGAACAGAAAACCGATATTCAGAACACCACCAAGAAGGTGCAGCAGCACCTGGCAATGCTGCCGTACTTCATGAGCCTGGAAGGCGGCGAGTCGATGACCCGCGAGCAGGCGCGCCTAGTGCTGGCAGCAGCTGAATCGGACATGGCCGCCCTCGGTCGCCTGCTGGGCGTCGACACCGAGGCCGCCCAGCGGATCGAGGAGCGCCATGCCGACATTCGCCGCGCCAATCTGGAAGTGCGCCGCCTGGAGCAGCTGCTGGCCCAGCAGATGCCCACCGAAGCCATCCAGCCGGCGCTGTACCAGTTGGGCAAGCAGCTGTACCGCTGGTGGCAGCTGGAAGGGTTTGGTCATGTCAGCGACATTACCTTTGGCGAGCACTCCATGAACGCCAAGTTTTCCTGCCAGTTCTACGGCAGCAAACCGAGCATTGAGGGCGGCGAAGGCCTGTCGCGGCCCGAGCGCCGCGCAGCCTGGCTGGCCGATCTTGAGCGCCGTGGCTTCGTGCTGATCGATGACGACGGCAAGGGCATCTGCGACTGCCCGGCGTCCCGCGAGGCCCTGCGTGCCCTGTTCGCGGTGCGTCTGCCCGGCGCCAAGATTGCCCAGTTCGTCAGCCGCGAGGGCCGCCACGGCTCCAAGCTGGTCGATGTGCATGTGTACATCTACAAGTTGGAGCAAATCCTTGCCCTGCCGGTACCGGCGCCCGAAGCCGACGAAATCGACGTTGACTGATCACCCCACCCGAGAAAAGGAAATTCCCCGCATGAGCCTGCCTGTTCCGCAGCACAGTCCCGATGCCGAGCACCGGTTTTTTATCTATGACGCCAACAACGCCGAGTTCTACTACTTCGCCACGGCCGCCGAGCGCGACCAGTACAGCGACACGGTGATACAGGCCTACCTGGGCGACGGGTGGGACGAAACCGTGGCGCAGGTGATGGCCGGCGAGCTGACCCACAGCGCCCAGCAGGTCGACCGGGTCGAGCGGCCGCCGGCGGAGGAAATCGACGACGAGGGTCACGACGAGGAAGGGCGTTATTGGGATGAATCGTGGGAATACTATTGCAACTATCAATTGCAGCCGCTGCAGGGCGTGCCGACCGAGCCCGCCCCGGCCGAGCGCTTGCCGGTGACCGTCACCGTCGATCCGTGGGCTGACGACATGCTGCCCGCCGTCCAGGTCAAAGAGGGCGTACTGCTGATCGCCGTCACCACCGACGCGCTGCTATACGGCATCACCCAGGGCTCGGGCTGGCCGACCGACGAGGCCGGTAACCCGGTGGTGATTCGCGACGGCCTGGTGATGGTGCAGGAGGTGGTCAACGAGCTGCAGCGCGAGGACGAGCAGGGCACTACAGCGGTGCATCGTTTGCTTGACGAGGCCGCCCTGGACGCCTTGAACAACGGTAGCCAGGCCGTCGATTACGGCGATTGGGTGCCGGCATGAGTGCGGGCGTCGACTTCGCCCAGGTGTTCGAGCAGACCCGCGAGCGTCTGCGCGACCCGGTGGCGCACTTTGCTGACCTTGACCTGTGGCTGCCGAAGCTGAGCGAGGGCAGAGCTAAAGCCTTGCGCCTGGCCCTGATCGAGTTGCTGGAAATCGGTATCGGGCACAACCTTGCCCACCCTGTCGCGCATGGTCTGGCCTCGATGTACGCGGCCGACCGTTACGACCAGGTGGGCGTGGGCAAGTGGGGCACGCTGGGCATCGTCACGGGTGTGGAGGCGGCTGTGGCGGTCACGACCGAGCAGGCCGGGCGCCTGCGCGACCTGGTCGAAAAAGTCGGTCGTGAACTGTGGGAGCAAGAATTCAGGCGATTGAAACGGAGGATGCGCAAATGACGGAACAAGCCAAGCCCCTGCAGGCCTACTGGGTGGGCGACTGCGACCTGTGGGCGGCCGAGGATGAGGCGCAGGCGGTCGCGCTGGCCAATGCCATTGCCGCCGACCCGGCCAGCTACACCCTGGACGATGTGTGCCCGGCTGGTCCTGATGTGCTCGATGTGCGTTTGGCCAGCGACGAAGGCAAAGAGGTCTGGACCCTGCGCGGCCTGCTGCAGGCGCAAACCGAGCCAGGCTATCTGGCGGGGATCGAGCAATGAAGGCGGCGGACGAGGCGGCGCCCTTCGCGCCGGCAGAAGTGGCGTTCCGCCGGCTGCTGGTAGACCTGTATGTGGATCAGTCCCTGCGTGAGGTCGCCCTGCAGGCCTATGCCGAGCTGGCCAAGGCCAAGTGCTCGTCCACCATTACGGAGGTGCTGCAGCGGTCCAGCCGGCGGCTGCTGAATGCTGTGCAGGTCTACGAGCTGGACCTGCGCGATGCCGAGGTGGTGCGCCAGGTGATCGGCGACCAAGGCCAGCGCCGCAGCCGCGAGGTCTACCCCAAATGACGCCGGCACAACAGCGCATGCTGCAGCAGCTGGAGCGCGAAGGGTTCCGCAAACTGGCCGAGGGCCGCGAAATCGTCCGCGTTACGCGTAACGGCGACAATCGGGTGATCATGCGTGACGGCACGCAAAAGCGCGGCCATCATGTCGACTTCGCCCAGGTCGGGCAGGGTGCAAGGCAAAGGGGTTAGGTTTGACGCGTTCGGCGTACTATGAAAAGGAGCTTGGCCTGCTGGTCGAGACGCAAGCGGCGCGTGAGTTCCTGGTGCAGCGTGCCGAGGACAGTACCGAGGATCGCCCGCGCTGGGTGCTGTTGGTGCGCCGTGGCACCAAGTTGATACCGATCCGCTCCAAGCGTGAGAACCCGCGCACCTGGGCCAGTCTCGACACCCTGCAGCGCTTCACCGAGTCGGTGGGGATTCCACAATTCACTGTCGAATCGCGGTAGTGACCGATCACAAGGAGGTTTTGCCCATGAGCGAGCGTTACCGTAACACCGGCGACCTGCTGCCCGGCCTGGTGCTGCCAGCCGGCTGGGCCGACCAGTTCCGCAAGCTGCTGGCTCGCATCGAGAGCGCCGATACGCCGGTCAATTGCATGCTTGCCCAGGAGCGTGCCGAAGGGGTGGTCGAAGGCTTGGAGCTAGCCAAGGCGCGTGATGCTCACACTCTGGAGCGGTTGTACCTGCTGATCGCCGGTGCCGCCTCGGTGCGCCTGCAGCAGTTTGGGGAAACCATGTGAAGCATGAATGGCCATCTTTTAAGTACTAAAAGGGCATTCCTTTGGTATTCATTAAATACCCCTTATTTCGTACGGCGGGTTTCTCCAAGCATTATGCGGCGAGTACGATCCGGCCTGCACCCGCGCTACTGGTAGCAATCTGAGCACTGATGTGGTGATGGGCGGGGGCTGTAGTGCGGCCGTTGCGGCCATTGCTGCTGGCTGCGCGGGTGAGGCGTGCCAAGGTTTCCGGTACGCGTGAGCGCATTGGGCTGCGGTTCCGATTGCTACTGTGATCATTGGCCAATGCGCAGCATGTTGCCAGGACCATGCATAGGGCTCGGGGCAGCAATACACCCAAGACAAAGCCACGAGCAACCATATGCCCGGGTGTCTTAGCGCCAAGTTTTTCGCGAATTTCCAGTTCAGCCAGGCGCAGGCTGGTAGCGTCGAGCTGGGTGGCCTTGAGAATGGCCGCCTGGTTATTACCGTTGGCCATTGCGGCCAGAATGTTGCGTTGCAGCGGTGTGAGGTTCTGCCCCGGGACGGCAATCACATCATCAGTGTTCAGGTGGTGCATGACGCTTCTTCCTTGAGAGCGATGGTTTACGACTGGACTGGAAGGCTGCCGACCGCCAAGGCCATCTGATCAGAATCCTGGCAGGCCTTCGTGGCCACCAAGTCAATGCGTTGCAGGGTTTGTTCGAGGTCGCCACCACCATCTGCGGCTTGGCGGGCGAAGGCCTGGATCATTGCCAGTACAGCGCCCTGATGGTGCAGGAAGGTGGCAACGATAGCGCGGTTCTTCTCGCAAAAAGATGGCGCAACGCCATTGCCTGACGTGGCCAGCAGGCTAGGGGAGGCGGGAGGCTGAGACAGCGACAACTGGGTCATACGTAAACCTATATCCGTGGTGTATGTTTTCCACTTTTAGTGGAAAAGTGAGGCAGATTTAAGCCCCTTCTTTGAGGGGCTTGATGCGATTATCGCCGTTTTGTGGTCAGCACCACACGGCCAATGATCTGATATTTTTGCAGATCGTCCGCGCTTAGCTTCTGGTCAGGGTATTTGCCCTGATCATCCGAAGCTATCGAATACGTGTTATCGATTTCAGGTCGTATCCAGCGCACCCACACCCGCCCGTTGACCAGCAGGGCGAACATATCGCGTTCGTCACCCACTTCGCGGCGGCTCATATCGAGCAGCAGCGGGTCGCCCTTGCTTGCCGTCAGGTGCATGCTGTCATCTGGCATGCGGATGACCATTAGGTCAGCAGGAGACACGCCCAGTTCGGCCAAGAAGGGCTCACGTACAGCCAGGCAATCATCGGCCAGCGAGCTGTCCAGTAGTAGGCCGGGCGCGCTCGGGGAGGCCATGGGATACACGTAATCTTTGGCGTGGTCGTCAGAGTCCAGGCCGGCCAGGTAACTCGCTGGGCGGTTGTAGATACGAGCCAGCGCCGTGAACGCTTCAAGACGCGGCGAGCGCTCGCCCAGCTCCCACATATTCATGCCGGTGGTCCCTACCGGGCTACCCTCGGGCGTGGCTTTCAGTTCGCGCACCGCTTCTTCCAGGGTCCAGCCCCGGTCTTCCCTGCACTTGCGCAAGCGCTGTCCGATTAACCTGGTCAGGTCGGTCATTGCTAGGTACTTCTCCGTTCAGAATCCCCGCATTTTAGCGGTAAATAGCTTACGTATACACTAATAGTGGAAATTTTTAAGTTTTCCTTGCGCGTGTCTTTAACAGCAGCCAATATTTCCACTATCTGTGATTTACAGGTCACTAATTGTGAAATTCAACGACTGGGTTATCGAGCAAGGCGGTGTCGCCGCAGCCGCTGAGAAGCTGGGCGAGAAGCATTCGGCTGTGCGCAGCTGGTTTTACGCTGAGCGTCCGCCGAAGCTGCAGGCTGCCATCAAGATCATTGAAGCATCTGAGGGGCGCTTGGACTTCAACGGTATCTATGGGCCGATTGCTGTCCGTCTGCATGGCTTCAAGGGGGCGAGTGAATGAGCTGGGCACGCCTGCCTGCTGGCCTGTCCAGCGATCCGGCGGTGCTGCAGATCGAGCGCACCTTTGGCCTGGCCGGCTATGCCCGCCTGGTCAAGATGCTGGAAATGGTCGCCACCCTGCGCGATCCCTACGCCGGGCGCATGTGCAACGGTCGTTCTGTGTGGCTGGACGTACTGCAGGCGCAGGACAGCGAGCTGGATGCGTTCCTACAGTGCCTGGCCGGCGTCGGCCTGATTGAGCCGCCCGCTCTGACCGCGAATCCGCTGGTGGTGCAGTTCTGCCGGGTGGAGCGATTCCTGCCCGATCCAGCGCCGGCGCTGCCGACCGACCCGCAGCAGTGGGCGCTCTGGCTACAGACCGAACTGAACATGCCTCGCCAGATGGTCGATGACCCCCACGCCATTGCCCTGTTCCGTCGCTGGATCGCGTCCAACGTGACCGTAACGGAAATGCACGAGGCGGTGACCCAGGCAGTTGCCGCCAAAGACAAGTTGACCCCGGCCGAGCTGCATAAGCACGTCCATGCCGTGCGCACCCAGCGCCTGAGCAAAGCCCGTACCTGACCCATTTGCCCGCTTGCCGGTGCTGCCGGCTGCCGTTTTAAAGGAAAGCACTACCCATGATCATCATTGGCCTGGCCGGCGGTAAGCCGTGTGACCGTCACGAAATCGCCCAACGCCTGGTGCGTTTTGGCAACAAGCACCTGCAGGAGTGGCAGGGGTCCGAATCGCTCAAGGAGGCACCTCGCGTGCGTGACCTGTCGGTTGCCTTGGCTGAGGCCAACCGCAACCGCGCCTTGGGTGGCCTAATCGTCAGTAACGTTATGACCGAGGGAGAGGCCGAAGAAATCCGGCGCTTTGGTGGGGTCATGTGGCACGTCATGGGCAAGCCATCTGAGTCGGTGCGCATGGGCCTGAATGACCCCAAGGTCACCAGCATGCAGGGCGGCTGTCGGCACTTCCGTGACGCCCTGGAGCAGTTCTCCGAACACCTGCTGCAGATCGCGGCGGCACACTGATGTTCAGCCTTCGTGACTCAGATATCGACGCGCTGCTGCAGTCGTGGTCGTTCTGGTGCGAGGGCTATACGGGCTTGCTGGGCGGCGGTACCAGCATGCTGGCCAAGTTGATCGATGGCAAAGGGCAAATCCTGTTTGGCGGCAGCGGCGGTTCAAGCGCGCCGTGTGACTCGGTTGAGGCGCGTATCGAAGCTGTGGTGATGCGTATGGCGGCAAAGTCACCCGACCGGGCCGATGTGCTGCGTATGGAGTACTCCGCCGGCTGGTGGGGTGTCTGCGAGCGTCGCCAGATTAAGGGCTATGACCCGCGTGGCACCGACCAGTTGAAGCGCTCGCAGGCCATGGTCATCAGCCTGCGCACCTACAAGCGGCGCCTGTCCGAGGCCCGCGAAGAAATTAAAACCGAACTGAGAAAATTCTATGAACGTTGACCTGATCGGGCGCCTGTATGCCTTTGTGATCACCCTGGCCGATCACTACGACGCGCCGGGGCCAAGCCCCACCAAGACCGCGCAGCACTACCAGCTGGCCGAGCGTGCCCGACAGCTGCGCGCCGAGGTGCTGACCCAAGGCTTTACCGGAATTCCCAATGTCACCAATAGCGCGGATTCCCCCGCTGTGACCCTCTCTCGCGGCACTGTTTGACCTCCCGTCGACCATCCCTAGTCGTTATGCCCGCCATGGGTAAGGGATTGGTTTATCTGCAACCCGGCCGGGCGTAGTGCATGCCTGGCCCTGGAGCCAGGCTTATGAGCAAAACCCAACACACCAAATTCAGCGAGGCCGAAATAAAGCGCCTCGCTGGCCTGCCCGAGGTGCGCCAGGTGCGTGATCCTCGCTACCCACCCCTCATGCTGCGCTTCGGGCGTGACCGTAACAGAGCGTCATGGCTACTGGTGCGGCATGGCGGCGGCAAGAGCCAATCCAAGAAAATCGCCAACTGGCCCGACCTGCCTGTTAAAGCTGCCATTGAACTGATGCCGGTCAAGCTGGCCGAACTGACTGCCGACCCCTCGGCCATGATCGGTGCGGCCGGCTGGGTGCGAGTGGGCGACCTGCTGACTTGGTTCAATGAGCGTGCCGCCGTCGACCGTGGCCTATCCAAGAGCCGCCGCGATGGCATCCGTTCGCTGATCACCTGCCAGCTGCTGCCGCGTTTGAGTTCATTGAGCCTGGTGGACGTTGACGGGGAGTCAGTGGACGAGCGACTTATCTGGCCTATGCAAGAGGTTCGCAGCCTCGCTTACACCCGGCAGGCCTTTGCCTTGCTCAAACTGGCGTTCAAGCGCGCCAAGAAACTCAAGAAACTGACCCATAACCCGCTGGGCGACGTGGTGTTCAGTGACTTTACCGAGGTGCGGATTCGACCCAAGCCCTGCGCCATCCGTCCGCAGCAACTGCCGGAAATCCTCAGTAAAGCCGCCACGCTGTGGGTGCAGGACGTACAGGCCGCCATGCTGGTGGTGATGATGCTGTGCCACGGTACGCGCATTCACGAAACCACCCTGGCCAAGTGGAGTGACTTCGACCTGGTGGAAGGTGGGGAATGGTTCCTGCCGGCCGAGCAGACCAAGACCCGCGAAGAACACCGCTTGCCGCTGACCGTGCACACGCTGGCCATGCTCAAGGCCTACCGCGACTGGCAGCGCTTGGCCGGGTATCGCGGTGTCTACCTGTTCCCGCGTGGCGACGGCCAGCCCCTGACTGATCGGCAAGCCCAAGACAAAGTGGCGGTGTTCGACGGGGAGTGGACAGCACACGACCTGCGCAAGATTGCCCGCACCCTGTGGGCTGACCTCGGCGTGGATTACCTGATCGGTGAGTTGCTGCTGAACCATGCCCTGCGCGAACTCGACGCCGCCTACATCCACACCCATGCCCAGGCCCTCAAGCGCACCGCCCTGGAACGCTGGCACCAGTACCTGGCCGAGCGTGGCCTCTCTTTTTTTGCCATCGAGACATCACCGGGACAGGCCGCAATCGGCAATGACCGCCAAGCCAGCCCCGATGCGGCCTTGAGCGCCGTTTGAACATCCATCACTAGGGAGAATGTTAGGACATGAAACGCGACCTGATTAAGATGCCGTACCTGCCCCCGGAGCTAAGCGTGGACGGAACCGCCCTTTGCCTTATGGCAATTAAGCTGCACGGCGAGCTAAGGGGCGTATGCCCGATGGCAGCTGATCATCAAGAGCGACTGATGTTTGTTCTTCGGACCCTAGGGCGAGCCACGAGTGTGGCGCCAAGTAGGCCTTACCGCCTTACCTGGTGGGAGCGCATCACCGGGAGGCTCAAGCCATGAGCCATGATCGTAGCGTGGTCGGTATGGCCTACCCGGATTCCATTCCGAAAGATGGCACTTGGGTGCTTGATCCCGGGGAGCGTGTTGTATCGGTCGGCCTCGACCCGGGCGAGCCAGGCGGCGACAAGTGCGTGCTGTCGGCCCTGGTGCTGGTTTGTCCGTTCTGTGGTGGCCCGCCGTGCCCCTTCGTAGGTAAGGCCGAACACCCATACGGCGCAGCCGCTAAGCAGGACGATTACGGCGACGACGGCTTATTGGTGCAGGCCCATGTGTTCTGCCATAGCTGCGGGTCCGAAGGGCCGATATTCGAGGGTACGCTGTACACCCGGGATGACTATTTGAGAGCCAAGCAGCTGGCCATCACCTACTGGAACAAGCGCGGTGTTCATCCCGAACTGGAGGTGCGGCAATGGGAAGCCCTGTAGCCGTTACGGGTAACGCCAAGGTTAAGCCGGCCACCAAGCGTCAGCAGAAGCGTCGGGCGAAGCTCAGGGAAAACAAGGTCAAAGAGCTTACCTTTGAAACCACCGAGGCCACGTTTGCAGAGCTGCAGGCCTCAATGGCCACCCGGGCAGGCCTGGGGGAGCCCTACACCGTTACCGAGTACATGAACGCCCTGGTGCGCGAGGATGCCGCCAGGCTCAAGGGGCAGATTGCCGATGCCCAGCAGTACCCGTGCCGGCAGTGCGGCAAAACTCTGCCCGAGGGCTGCAAAGGGGCATTCAAGGGTGAGCTGGCCTGCCTGCATACCCCGGCGAGCTGGAAGCTACTCATTCCCACGCGGGAGCTGTGACAGGTAACGCTTCAAGGGGTTGGGCGTTCAGCTCACCCGCAGCTTGCTCGCTTTCGGTTGGCACTTTTCTGTACCTTTTTACCTATCGTGGCGTGTTTGCGTTCACGGCCCTGACAATAACTCTCTTGAAGCCCTGGCACCCGCCGGGGCTTTTGCGTTTCTGGAGCCAGATATGGACCGATCCGAGCATTTGGAGGCGGCCCTAACCTGGCTCTGTCTCCACTACCCCCAGCTGTACGCCGCCGGCATGTCGGCCGGCGTGGCAATCCTCCGTGTTGCCTACGGCCGGGGTGGCTACCGGCAGATGCTGTTTGAAGGTCTGCTGTGTGGCTGCCTGACGCTGTGCATCGTGCCCGCCCTGGACTGGTTGAACCTGCCGCCTAGCTTGGCCACCTTCGCGGGTGGTGCGATGGGCTTTATGGGTGTTGACCGTGTGCGTGTGCTGGCCGACCGCTGGACCGACAAGAAGGTGCCCAAGCAATGACCATCAACCGCGACCGCCTTGCTACTCACCTGATGGGTGATGAAGGCATCAGCCTTAAGCCTTACCGCTGCACTGATGGTCGCTTGACCATTGGTGTAGGCCGCAACCTTGACGACAAGGGCATCAGCCGCACCGAGGCCATGGCGATGTTGCAAAGTGACATTGACGACGCGATCGCCGATGCCCGCGCCGTGGTCGGCAACTTTGACGAGCTGAATGATGTGCGGCAGGAGGTGTTAGCCAACATGGCCTTGAACCTTGGCCGCAAGCGCCTGGCGGGCTTCAAGAAGATGATTGCGGCCGTTGCCGTTCTCGACTTCAACGAAGCATCGGTGCAGATGCTGGATTCAAAGTGGGCCAGCGACGTTAAGGGGCGCGCTGTGCGACTGGCTCGGGCTATGCGCAGCGGCATTCATTGATGACGGGCGTTCGTCGCTACGCGGTTCGGTTTGCGGACGGCAAGACCTCGACCGTACTGGACATGGAAGGCGAGCCGCCCGAAACCCTTATCTCCGGTCTGGTTGCGATGTTCGCACCGGGCTACGTCCTTGAGGTGATCCCCGTATGAATGTGCCCACATCCCAGGTCGTTTTGGGCGTCCTGGCTTTGGCCGCTGTTGGTTACCTGAACTATCAGCGCATCGAGAACAACGCCCAGGCGGCAACCATCGCCCAGCTGGAGAAGGCTGCCGAGGTTAGCCGCACGACCATCACCAGTCAGGCCAATGCGCTCAATGGCATCAAACAGCTGCAGCTGCAGGTGGATGCACTCAACACCAATAGCCTGGCTGCCTTCCAATCCATTGGCGCCGGCACCGCCGGGCTGGCCACCGAACTGCAGGAGCTGAAACGCAATGACCAGAACGTCGCTGAGTATCTGCGCAGCGTTGTCCCTGCTGCTGTCGGGGTGCGTTGGCAGCGGAGCGCTACCACCGACCCCAGCACCTACCGACAAGCCGGCGGCGCAATGCCTGCTAACGCCGTGCCCACTCCCCGAGCGCGGGCCGATCCGGGCCAATGAAGACTGGGACACATCTCTCGGTACCACCGAGGACGCGCTACTCATGTGCGCCACGCAGGTCGCTACCTGCATCAAGGTGCAGGAGGCTTCCCGTGCCGCCGGCCGCTAAGCGTGGCTGCCGAGCGCCAATGTGCGCAGGCCTCACCAGTGAGCGGCATGGCTACTGCACCCAGCATGAAAAGCTGGCCAGCGGCTGGAATGACCCAAGCCGCGGCACCCGCGAGCAGCGCGGTTACGACAGCCGATGGCGTCGGGTCCGCTCTAACATCCTCAAGCGTGACGGCTACCGCTGCCGCTGTGACGACTGCAAGCGCCTTGGCCGCGTGCTACCGGCCGGCGAGGTTGACCACCGGATACCGAAGTTTGAAGGCGGCAGCGATGACCCCAGCAACCTCTACGCAATCAACCGTGACTGTCACAAGCGCAAGACCCAAACCGAATCGCTGCGAGCGCGGACAGTTCAGTGAGCTGCAGGCCAAGGCGCTGCGCATGCGGCGCTACGCGGTGTCGATCAACGCTCACCCGAGGCTGATCGCCTTGGGTGACTACCAGTTTGATAAAGCTCTGTTTTTTCGTGCAAAAGCACCGAAAAACGGGCGGTGTTCTGGATATTTCGCGGCCCTCGCTGAATTAAACAGGGCCTTGGAAACATATTCCTTCGCGGGCGCGCCTCGGCCGATGACCCTGCCTAACCTGGCTCCGCTGCTGCGAAAAAAAAGTTCGAAAAATCGTCGAAAATCGTTTGACAGTCTCGAAATGTCGTGATTTTGACGCGAAAGAGGGGAGGGGCGGGTCAAATCTCTAGGGGCTTCACGCTCCGACCCCGTACGCCCAGCTTTTTTCATACACCCGCGAAATTAAAAGTTTTGTAACTGGGTAGGAGGTGCCCGTTATGGCCCGAGGCCGACCCCCCAAGCCGACCGCCTTGAAGGTGATACAGGGCAATGCCGGCAAGCGAAAGCTGGACAAAAACGCCCCCTCACCTGACGCGCTGGATCAAGTTCCCGATCCACCGGCCTGGCTTGGCGACATTGCCGCGAGTATCTGGCGGCAGGTCGCCCCCTGGCTGGTCCAGTCGAAGATCCTCACCGACACCGACCTGCACAACCTGGAGCTGTTCGCCATGGCCTACCAGCGGTGGCGTGAAGCCGAGGATGACGTTACGTGTAACGGCATCGTGGTGATGGGCGCCAAGCAGAAAATCAAGAACCCCGCGTGCACCGTGGCCAACGAGTCGGCCCGGCGTATCAGCACCTTTGGCGCCGCCTTGGGGCTGGACCCTGCCACCCGTGCGCGGCTCAAGCCAGGCGGCGAAAAAGAAGAAGAAAACCCTTTCCTGTCGCTGGTGAAGGGGGGCAAGAAAGGGTAGGAAACCGATGGCCAGCTATCCGAACGTCAACGCGGCGAACAAGTACGCCCGTGATGTGGTGGCGGGCCGTATCGAGGCATGCAAGTGGGTGCGCTTTGCCTGCCAGCGTCATGTGAATGACCTGGTGAAGTCGAAGAAGCGCACCGGCAAATGGCGGTTCGACAAAGACGCAGCTGAGCATGTGTGCGTGTTCGCCCAGCTGATGCCGCATGCCAAGGGCAAGTGGGCGGCCAAGGCCGAGCTGATCACGCTGGAGCCGTGGCAGAAGTTCATCCTGTGCAGCATCTTCGGCTGGAAGAGCAAGAAGACCGGCCTGCGGCGCTTCCGTGAGGTGTACTGCGAGGTGCCGCGCAAGAACGGCAAGAGCGTCCTGGCGGCGGTCATCGCACTGTATATGTGGTGCATGGACGGCGAGTTCGGCGCCGAGGTGTACTGCGGCGCGACCACTGAAAAGCAGGCCATGGAAGTGTTCCGGCCGGCCAAGCAGATGTTGACCCGCACACCGATGCTGGTAAAGGCCATCGGCGCCGAGGTCATGGCGCGCAACCTGTCGATACCTGCCGACGAAAGCCGGTTTGAGCCGGTGATTGGCGACCCCGGCGACGGCAGTTCGCCCAGCTGCGCGGTGGTGGACGAGTACCACGAACACCCCACGCCGGCGCTGTACGAAACCATGCTGACCGGCATGGGCGCCCGTGATCAACCCTTGATGTTCGCCATCACCACGGCGGGCTTCAACCTGGCCGGGCCGTGCTACATCCATCGCAGCCAAGTCTGCGACATGCTCAACGCTGCCGCCGGCATCGGGGATCAGCACAACGAAGAACAGTTCGGCATCATCTACACGATTGATGACGACGACGATTGGGAAAGCCCGGCCGCACTGCGCAAGGCCAACCCCAACTTTGGCGTGTCGGTCAGCGAAGAGTACCTGCTGCGCGCTCAGGCCAACGCCCGGCGTTACCCGTCACGGCAAAACGCATTCAAGACCAAGCACCTCAACATATGGGTGTCGGCCGCGCATGCCTGGCTCAACATGTCTGACTGGGCGGCCTGCGGCGACACCTCGCTCAACATCGAAGACTTCTACGGCAAGACCTGTTGGCTGGGCGTCGACCTGGCTAGCAAGTCGGACATTACCGCCGTGGCCTTGGTGTTCCGCGACAAGGTGGAGTCGCCCGAAGGGAGTGGCAAGTACAAAGACCGTTGGACCGTATTCTGTCGCTCATACCTACCCGAGGGCGCCGTAGAGCGGGCTTCGCACAACCAGAAAGCCTATGAAGGCTGGGTGCACGACGGTGCGCTGCTGACCACGGACGGTGAAGAAACCGACTTCGATGTGGTACGGGATGACATCCACGACCTGGCGCAGCAGTTCGACATCAAGGAAGTGGTCTACGACAAGTGGCGGGCCACCCAGTTGTCCCACCAGCTGCTGAAAGACGGCGCCAATGCGGTCGAGTTCGGCGGCGGTTACCACATCATGAACATGCCCATGCGTGAGGTAGAGGCGGCGCTGATCACCGGGCGTTTCCGTCACGACGGCAACCCGGTGCTGACCTGGATGGCGGGCAACATCGTCACCCGCGAGCATCGGGGCTGCCTGGTGCCGATGAAGGCCGACGAAGGCAAGACCAACATGCGCAAGATTGACGGCATGGTGGCCATCCTCATGGCCATGTCACGGGCACTTCTGGCTGATGGTGAAATGCCATCGCTGCTGGAAAGCCTTACCGAAGACGACTTCTTAACGATGTGAACCCTATGAAGAAATGGCTTCCTGAATCAGTCGGGACGGTCGGCTATTGCCTGCTGGTCGCGGGTCTGCACGTCCAGTTTGGCGGCGGGGTGGCCCTGATGATCGGCGGCGGCCTGCTGTTACTGGGCGCGATTAAGGCGGTGTGGCGATGATCCTGAACGCGATGTTTGAGCAACGCAGCAGCCTGGAGTCGCCCAGCACGCCGATGAACAGCCAGGAACTGGCCGAACACCTTGGCCTGGACGGCGGTATCACTGTCAGTCCGGCTTCGGCGCAGCGTCTGACGGCGGTTTATGCCTGTATCTATGTGCTGGCCAGCACCATGGGGCAGCTACCCCTGAGCGTGCTGCGCCGCGTGAATGGGCAAATCGAGGTGGCCACCGACCACCCGGCGCATTACCTGCTGCACGATGAGCCGAACGAGTGGCAGACCTCCTACCGGTGGCGAGAAACCAAGCAAGCGCACGTGCTGGGCTGGGGCAACGGTTACACGCGCTTGGTGCGCAGCCCCCGGGGTGAATTGCGCTCCCTGGAGATGCATGAACCACAGGTCACCGACCTGGTGAAGAACGGCAACCGCTGGGTGTATGCCACTCAAGATGAAGACAGCTCGCCCTTGGCGGTGTCGCCGCAGGACATGATCCACCTGCGGGCCATCGGCTCGCACCGGCGCATGGGAACCAGCCCGATTCGGCAGAACGCCGACACCTTGGGCTTGGCAATGGCCACCGTACGCTACGGCAAAGAGTTTTTCGAAGGTGGCGGCCGGCCTACCGGCCTGGTCACGGTGAAAGAGGGCAAGCTGACTGATGACAGCTGGCAGCGCCTGAAAACAGTGTGGCGCTCGGCGGTGGAGCGCTTGAAGCGTTCGGACAACAAGACGCTGCTGCTGCCGGCAGACCTTGAGTACAAGGCCCTGACGATTGCCCCGGAAGACGCGCAGTTCCTCGAAACGCGCAAGCTGAGCCGCAGCGAGATTGCCAGCATCTTCAACATGCCCTCGCACATGATCAACGACCTGGAAAAGGCCACATTCTCGAACATCAGCGAGCAGGCCATCCAGTTTGTGCGGCACACCATCATGCCGTGGGTGAAGAACTGGGAAGAGGAAATCAATCGCCGTGTCTTCACCCGCGCCGAGCGCATGGCCGGCTACTACGTCAAGTTCAACCTGGCCGGCCTGCTGCGCGGCACCCCAAAAGAGCGCGCCGAGTTCTACCGCATCGCCATTCAAGACGGGTGGATGACCCGCAACGAAGTGCGCGTGCTGGAAGACCTTAACCGTATGGAAGGCCTCGATTCGATGCTGCTCAACGTCAACACGCAGTTGCTGGGCGCTGACGGCCTGCCGTTACCCGTAACGCCCAAGGAATAACCATGAGCGAATTTGAACAACGCATGCTGCAGGCGCAGCACTGCGAGCTTCGTGCTGTCGAGACGGAAGGTCAGGAAGGGCCGCCGCGCATTGTTGGATATGCCGCCGTGTTCAACCAGCGCAGCGAGCTGCTGGGTGGCTCGTTCGTTGAAATCATCGCCCCCGGGGCATTTGACGACGTACTGGATCAGGACACCCGCGGCCTGTTCAACCACAACCCGACCTACCTGTTAGGCCGCACTGTCAGCGGCACGTTACGCCTTACGGTGGATGAGCGCGGGCTGTCCTACGAAATCGACACCCCAAACACGCAGACCATCCGCGACTTGGTGGTCGAGCCGCTGCGCCGTGGCGACATGAGCGGCAGCAGCTTCGCCATGCGCGTGGCCAAGGGGGGCGACAGCTGGCACGAAGAGAAAGACGGGCTGATCGTGCGGACCATCTACAAGATCGCAGAGCTGCGCGATGTAGGCCCCGTGGCGTTCCCCGCTTACCCCGATTCAAGCGCTGCACAGCGCTCCCTGACTGCCTGGAAGCAGGCGCAAACCGAAGGTGACGAAGCCCGCGCCCAGTTTGAGCGCGATGCCCGCGAACGCCTGCTTTTCCTGAACGATCTGTAAACCCCTGGGGGACTTATGACTCTGCAACAACTGAAAGAAGCCTACTCGCAAAAATCCGCTGAAATGCGCGCCCTCAACGAAAGCACCCCGGACGATGGGTGGACCAGTGAGGTGCGCAGCAAGTGGGAGGGCATGAAAACTGACCTCACGGCCCTGCGAGAGAAGATCGAGCGTGAAGAAGAGCTGCGCGCCCAAGACCAAGCCTTTGTCGAAGGCCTGGACCGTGATCCGCAGAAAAAGAAAGAGAAACCGGATGGCCCGGAGGCCGAACAGCGCAGCGCCTGGGATAACTGGGTGCGTGGCGGTATGGAAGGCCTGAGCGCTGAACAGCGCTCCATGGTGCTGCAGATGCGCGCCCAAGGTACCAACCCCAACGAGGCCGGTGGCTTCACCGTGCCGACCACCCTGCAGGCCCGGGTGATCGAATCGTTGGTTACCTACGGTGGCATTGCCTCGGTGTGCCAGCTGCTGCAGACCGACAACGGCGCGCCGATCGCCTGGGCCACCAGCGATGGCGGCGAGGAAGAGGGCGAGCTGATCGGTGAAAACAAGGCCGCCAAGGAAAAGGATGTTGAGTTCGGCATGGGTACCTTGGGTTCCCACACCATCAGCTCCAAGATCATCCGTGTGTCTGAGCAGCTGCTGCAGGACTCGGGTATCGATATGGAAGCGTTCCTGGCCGGCCGCATCAGCAAGCGCGTGGCCCGTACCCGGAACCGCCTGATTGTCCAGGGTACCGGCGCCGGTGAAACTGCCGATGCGCCGGCACAGCCCAAAGGCCTGGAGGTTTCGACCGTTCAGGGCGCGATGACAGCCAAAGCCACTTCCTTCACCTGGCAAGAGGTCAACAGCCTGATTCACTCCATCGACCCGGCCTACCGCGCCTCGGCCAAGTTCCGCTTGGCGTTCAACGACAAGACCCTGCAGGCCATGGAGGAGATGGTGGACGCCAACGGCCGCCCGCTGTGGCTGCCAGGCATCGACAGCGACCGCCCGGCCACCATCCTCAAGCATCAGTACGTGATCGATCAGGCGATTGCCGATATCGGCGCCGGCAAGAAATTCATGTTCGGCGGCGACTTCAACGAGCTGGTACTGCGTGCCGTGCGTAGCCTGACCCTGAAACGTCTGGTCGAGCGTTACGCCGAGTATGGCCAAGTCGGTTTCCTTGCGTTCGTGCGCTTCGGCCTGGTCCTGCAGGACACCGCCGCCATCAAGCACCTGGCGGGGAAAACCGCCTAAGTCGAGGCAGGCCTGTGCAAGCGGGCCTGATTGCCTATGAGCAAAGTGTTTTGGACGCCTGAGCAGCTACGCATCCAAGCCCGGCTTGAGCCCGAGGACGCTTCGCTGGATACCCAGCTGGAGTTGTATGCCAAGGCGGCAGTGGCGGCGATTGAGAGCCACACCAACCGGGTGCTGTTTCCATCCGCCGAGGCGCTGCCGGTCGACGCGCCGGAAAACGCCCTGCCGGCCACTGACAACATTGTGCTGGCCATCCTGATGATGGTTGCCCATTGGTTCGACAACCCGGGGGCGGTCAACATCGGCAACATCACCAGCGAGATTCCCTTGGGCTTCCAGTTCCTCGTTGACCCGTATCGCTGGTTCAGCCTATGAGCCTGAACGAGCGGGTCAGGCTGTCCAAGCATGAGGAAATCAAAGGCCCAACCGGGCAAGTCAAAAAGGCCTGGGTGCAGTTCGCAACGCCATGGGCCGAGGCTGTCGCGGTCAGCGGCCGGCAGTACTTGGCAGCCGATGCCGAGCGCTCAGAAATCACCATGCAGTTCATCGTGCGCAGTGTCCCGCACCTGCGGGCCGGGCTGCGCGTTACGCGTAACGACGGGCAAGCCTATGACGTGGTGACACCACTACCGAACAGGCCGCGCCGGGGTTACACCACCCTCATGACCACCACGGCGAAGACTTGAATGCATGCATCCATTGATTTCACCGGGCTGGAAGGGCTGGCCGACGACTTCCTGCGCCTGGAAAAGGCGCTGCAGAACAAGGTCAGCCGGCAGGCCGTGGCGGCCGGTGCACGGGTCGCCCGGGACAAGGTGCGCGCTTCGGCGCCGTTTCGCACCGGGCGCCTAAAACGCGGCACCGTCGCCAGTGTGGCGCGCCGATCCGATACACCTGGCGAGGTGGTTGCCGGCGTCAAGGTTTCGGCCCCGCGCAGTGACAAGGAGGCCCCGTACTACTGGCGGTTCTTGGAGCTGGGCACCGTTCACATGGCCGCGGAGCCGTACATCCGGCCGACTTGGGATAGTTCGCTGCCGCAGATCGAGGGCGCCGTTATCAGCAAGCTGGCCGAAGGCATCGACAAGGCCATCATCGGACTCAACTGACCATGATCGAAATACACCTCACCACCCGGCTTGCGCCGCTGGTGGACGGTCGCCTATTCCCGGGCATTGCCCCGGAAGGCACCGCAAAGCCCTACCTGGTTTACACCGTCGTCGGCCAGCCCGCGAGCTTCACCCTGTCCGGCCCTGACGGCGGCGGTGACACCAATGTGCAGGTGACCTGCTGGTCGGACGACCACGTACAGGCCCTGCAGACCGCTCAGGCGCTGCTGGAGGAAGCCACCCGCAGTGGTGCCGAGGGCTTCGGCTGTGCCGGCGCCCAGCGCGTTCCTGACGACCACGAAGCCGGCCTGTATGGCATCGGCTGGGAATTCACCCTTACCCCCCTGGAGTAAAGCCACATGGCTGGTAAAAAATCGAAAAGCCAAACAGCGCTTGAGCTGAAACTGGGCATGACCAAGGTGGAGGCCACCGACCCGACGGTAGCCGGCTTGGAGTACGTCGAACTCGGCGCGACCATCAAGGATATCGACCTGCAAGGCGGCCAGGCCGACGAAAACGAAACCACCACCTTTGCCAGTGACGCCAAAGAGTACGAAGGCGGCTTGTCTGACGGCGCAACCGTCTCGTTCGCGGGTAACTGGGCACAGGGTGCCGAGTCCCACGAAGAGATGATGAAGGCCGAAGACGACAAGAAAAACCGCGCCTGGCGTATCACCCACCGCGACGGCAGCACCGGCCGCTTTATCGGCTTCGTCAAGCAGTACACCTACAAGGCTGCTGCCGGTGGCACCCTGGCGGCCACGTTCTCGGTGCGCGTCTCGGGCAAAGTGAAGTGGGATGCGGCGCCGGCCGGGGGTGGTGCATGAACTGGCTTTGGCTGAACAAGCTGTTTCGCCGCAATAGCCTGGCTGACGCGGTGCGCGCCTCGGCGGTCAGCATGGAACTCAACGTGCGCAGCGAGCTGGTATCGGTGCCCGCGTGGGGCCAGTCGGTCTACCTGCGCGGCCTGACCCTCAGTGAGTGGTCGGAGTACACCCGCATGACTCAGGCGCTGTCGCCGGTGCCGCTGGGAGAAGATGACGAGCTGCCGCCGCCGGATCCGCTGGACGAGCCATGGAAGCCCTACGGTGCACGGGCGCTCTATGCCTACCTGCTGGTAACCACCCTGCGCGATGCCAAGCGTGTGCCGGTGTTTGCCCCGGCCGGTACCGCCCAGCGCGGCCTGGACATTGCCGAGGTCGCGCAGAACTTCACCCATGTGCACGACGAGCTGGTCGCCCGCATCTTCGCCCTGAGCGGCGTTAAGGTCGGCACCGAGGATCAGCCCAGCGACCCGGTAGCCGACGCGGGAAACGCCTGACGGCGGAGCCTGGCCTGGCGTTCAAGATGGCGCTTGCCCTGCGCTTGGGGCGCACCCTGAGCGAGCTGGACGATATGCCGGCAGAGGAATATTTCCTGTGGCGCGCCTTCGATCAACAGTCCCCCCTGAGCGACACCCGTGGCGATGTACTGGCCGCGATGATCGCGGCTGCGCCGCTGCAGGCGGCGGGGATGAAAGTGAGCGCCGTGGACATGCTGCCGCCGTGGAGCAAGCGACCGGAGCAGGAAGAGGACGAACCCGAGGAATCGGCAGCCGACACCTTCTTTGCCTACCTGCAGGGCCGCGCTGCGATTGATCGCAGCAACGAGCCAGATAGCCCGCGTGACAGTAACGACAGCCCGCCTTGAGCGGGCATTTTTTGAGGGTTGCACATGGCAGGGCAAACCTTACGGTCCCTGGTCGTCAGCGTCTCGGCCGAGACAAGCGCCTATCAGCGCGAAATGTCTCGGGCCAGCCGGATGGGCCAGGGGTATCTACGCACCATCGCTCACGGCAACCGCGAAGCGGCTGCAGGGTGGCGCAGCCAGCAGGCTGCAATCCAGGCGCAGAACGGCGCCCTGCAGGGCCTGACGGCCAGTGCAGGGGATTACTTCCGCACCATGGCCGGCGCCTTGGCCGCCGGCAGTATCATCAGCATGGCCGACGATTGGAACTCGGTGAATGCGCGGCTCAAGCTGGCCTCTACCAGTCAGGCCGACTTTCTGGACAACCAGAAGGCTATTTTCGACCTGTCGCAAAAGACCGGTACCGCGTTCGGCTCGAACGCCAACCTGTTCTCCCGCTCGGCCGCTTCACTTCGGGAATTCGGCTACACCTCAAGCGATGCGGTCAAGCTAACTGAGGTGCTGGCCACCGGCCTGCAGGTGTCCGGGGCCAGCGCCGAGGAAACGGGTTCAGTCGTGACGCAGATGTCGCAGGCGCTCGCCCAAGGCGTGCTGCGCGGCGAAGAGTTCAACGCAGTCAACGAGAGCGGTGACCGGATCATTCGTGCCCTGGCGGCCGGTATGGGCGTGCAGCGGCGCGAACTCAAGGGCATGGCCGATGATGGCAAGCTGACCATTGATAAGGTCGTGCCGGCATTGATTAGCCAGCTGGGCGTGCTGCGCGAAGAATACAAGCAGATGCCCAACTCGGTCAGCTCGGGCTTCACCACGCTGAAAAACGCCATGCAGGCCTGGGTGGGCGGCATGGACGGGGCTACCGGCAGCACGCAAGCGCTGTCGTCGGCCCTGACCCTGGCGGGCAACAACCTCGACCTGCTGGCTGCCGGCGCTGCGGCCACCGGCGTCACGTACCTGACCAAGCGTTCGCTGGAGGCCGTTGCCGCCTTGCGTGCGCAGGTCGCCGCTACCCGGGCGGCAACCTCGGCCGAGATTGGCCGTACTGCCGCACAGATGGATTCGGCGGCCATGGCGCTGCGGGTGGCTCAGGCGGATGTGATCGCGGCGCAGCGCCGCGTGGCGTTCGCCACCAGCACTGTCGAGGCGGCCGCCGCGTCCCGGGCGCTGACAGCGGCCAAGCTGGCAGAACTGGAGGCCACCACCGCGCTGAC